GACACAGTTTAGCTATAACAGAGGCGATGGCAAGAGGGATAAAACCGATTATACATAATTTTAGAGGGGCAAGGGAATTATATTCTGTAGAAGATTCATCTTTAAGAATTCTCTTTAATACCGTCGAACAAGCAGCCGATAAAATAATGACTGAGAGTTACCACTCTGAATGGTATAGAAGCTGGGTAATCGAGAAGGGCTGGACACTCGAAAATCAGGTTGAACAGATTAAGGAGGTAATAAATGAGTAAAGTGTGGAATTCTCTCTGGAAGACTTATCAGAATATAGATTCAGTGGCTATTATGAATGAGCCGGGTGGTATGCTAATTAGGTCTGAGTTGGCAGGCGTTCTATTAAAATATTTCGATTTAAAAGACAAACACATACTCGAAGTGGGGACCGGAACCGGGCAATATTGTATCGAAATGGCTCTAAGAGGTGCTGATTGTGTAGGGATAGATAAAGATCCCGAAAGTATTAAATTGGCAAAGAGAATATCCGAAGATTACAAGATGAGCAATAGTGTGTTTCTGGAAATGGATTTATTCGATTACGAAAGCCCCGATTATTCTAAAAATAAGGAGAATGACCCGGATTATGACATCGTTCTCAGTATGGGTATATTAGAGCATTTTAACGATAAAGAAATAGTAAACATGCTTAAAGAAATGGGAAAATTAGGCAAATATGTAGTAGTCGGCGTACCCTATAGCGGGTCAGATGTTTATAAGATGTCAAGATTGTATTCGCAAAAAAAGGGGACATGGGAATACGGGTTTGAAAGAGACTTTGAGACTTTATCGGAACTATTTAAAAAAGCCGGAATTGCTTTACACCATGAACAGGTTATCGGTATGGGTTCTGAGGCGTGTTATCTAAAGCGGATAAATCCTGAACTTATACCTTTGCAATTATCGCAAAGTTTAAAAAAAGCCTATAACGGAAATGATAATGTTGGAAGTTGGCTGGTGGCTATTGGATCAACGGGGAATAATTATCTTAATGAAAAGCCCACGTATGAGGGCGTGTCAATAATCATTCCGGTCTATAATGGAGAAAAGTATATCAAGCGATCTGTTGAGAATTTAAGAGGATTTAATTATCCGGACTTAGAAATAATCTATGTAAATGATTGCTCTACCGATAACACAAGAACAATGTTAGAAAAGGAATTAAAGATTGCCCTACGGCATAATGCTAGATTGATCAACTTTGAAAAAAATCAAGGCGAACACAAAGCCAGATACGAAGGATTAAAAAAGGCGACTAATGATTATATCTTTTTCCTTGACATCGATGATCTAATCTTCCCAGGTTGTATAAGTAAAATAATGAGGGATATAAAGAATTGCCCTGAGGGAACTTATCTATCTAATTCTTGTGCACTTATGAAGGATGGCGTGTTTACCGGGGAAATTTGGTATCATCAATATTTGAAAACAACCTATGATTATATCATCTCGGAACTTTCTACTCTTTCCGGGAAGATATCCCTCGGTAATACGGTTATTAAGAAAAGTAGCCTTATAAAAGCATACGAAAAGCTAAATATGCTCTACGAAAAGCTGGGCATAGAAAGAATGAAAGTATCACCGGATAGTTTACTGCTGGATATTATGGTATTTTCCGGCCTTATTAAACAGATTGTCCCAATCTATTACACTTACCGCGGATATGAACAAAACGAAGGGTCAGCCTCACAACAAATCGAAGATAGAATAAAAGATATACCCCTACAGGTCGCTTATTGTTTTACGGAGATTTGCAAGGTATTAAAGATTAAAGAAAATACGGCAGAGAACGCAATAATATATAAGGCTATTCAAAGTTATGGGATCGACAAGGGTACGGAGTTTGTTGAGAACTTCAGAAAATATAAAAAATCAATAGAGGAGGTGATAAATAATAAATAAGACAGCTTTGATAACGGGGATTACCGGCCAGGATGGATCTTATTTAGCTGAGTTTCTACTCTCTAAAAATTATACGGTTCATGGGATTATCAGGCGTGCCAGTACTTTTAACACGGGAAGAATAGACCATATATATAAAGATCCACATCTTAGTGGCGTAAAATTACATCTTCATTATGGGGATTTAAGCGATTCAAGCCAATTAACGAATCTTATATATAATATCAAGCCTGATGAAATATATCACCTGGGAGCCCAAAGCCATGTCAGAGTCAGCTTTGATATGCCGGAATACACCGGAGATATTACAGGACTTGGAACGACCAGAATATTAGAGGCAGTCAGGAGAAGCGGAATAAAATGCAAGTTCTACCAGGCTTCCAGTAGTGAGATGTTTGGTGATGCTCCGGCTCCCCAAAATGAAGATACCCCATTTAGAGCACGCAGCCCTTATGCGGCCGCCAAGATATATGCTTACTGGATGGTCCGCAATTATAAGGAGAGCTACAACATATTTGCTTGTAATGGCATATTATTTAACCACGAATCTCCGAGAAGGGGAGAAACATTCGTAACCCGAAAAATTACCCGAGGGATAGCCCGGATCATTTCCGGAAAAGAAAATAAATTATATCTGGGTAACTTAAGTGCTAAAAGAGATTGGGGTTATGCCCCGGATTATGTAGAGGCAATGTGGATAATGTTACAGCAGGATAAGCCCCGTGATTATGTGATCGGTACAGGCGAGACCCATTCCGTTAAAGATTTTCTCATAGAAGCTTTTAATTATGCTGGAATGGAAATAGATAAATATGTAGAGATAGATAAACGATATTTCAGGCCGACCGAAGTAGATATATTATTAGCCGATACATCCAAAGTTAACAATGAATTGAAATGGAAACCAAAGGTAGGATTTAAAGACCTGATATATATTATGGTAGATGCGGACATGGGGATGATAGGCCTGAAGCCAATAGGAGAAGGTAACAAAATATTAAAAAAGAAATATCCTGATAGGTACTGGGCAATAGATTAAGCGAATATATGCGAAAGGAGGTGAAAATAAATAAATGTTCAAAAAAGTATTTATACCTGGTGGCCACGGATTTTTAGGAAATGCAGTAGCTAAGAAATTAGAAGAAAAAGGAATAAAATATGTATTCTTATCGTCAAGGGACGGATACGATTTCAGGAATTTCGGACAGACCATTGAATTATTTGAGGAAGAACAGTTTGATGCCGTGATCCAATGTGCGGCCTATGTCGGAAGTATTAAATTTGCTTGTGCAAATACGGCGCAGATGTTTTTTAATAACACTTTAATGTATACATATTTAATGGAAGCTGCAAGAAGAACCGAGGTGAAACGATATATCAATATTCTATCAAATTGCATTTATCCGGATGGCTTAGATGAATATAGAGAAGAAGACCTATGGAAGGGATTGCCGGCTGATTATGTTATGGGCTATGGATTCTCTAAGCGTAACAGTGTTGTACAGAGCATGATCTATGCCAAGCAATACGGATTAAAAACGGTTAACCTTATATTACCTAATATCTATGGGCCCGGTTTTAATCTCGATATGATGCGATCCCATGTGATAGGGGGATTGGTAGAAAAATTTGTTGAAGCAAGAAATAGAAACCTTCCTAATGTAGTTATATGGGGGACAGGTTTACCAATCAGGGAATTATTATATATTGATGATGCCGCGGAAGCTGTTGTTCGGGCGTTAGAGGTTGAATGTACTGAAGACCCTATAAACATTGGGGCATGTAAAGGAATCTCTATTATCGATCTTGCGATACTAATAAAAGGTATAGTCGGATATAAAGGCGAAATAGTTAAGGATAATGTAAGCCCGGATGGCGTTTTCTGTAAGATAATGAATGTAGAAAGAATGCTGAAAATATTTAAATGGATGCCACAAATGAATTTTAAGGAAGGGATTGAAAAAACGGTAAAATGGTATGAAGATATCAACAGAAGTGATAATAGACGAGGAACTAGAGAAGCAATTGATTCCGAAACAAAAGATTGTTCTGTATGTGGGAATTAAATATGATTACGGACATCCTAAATGGGGCTTAAGTTATGAACACTATAATTTCTACAAGACCATAGAAGCTATGGGATATTCTCTAATCTATTTTGATTACATGAAACTTTCGCAGAAGTATGGAACGGATATAATGTCTGAACTACTACGTGAAGCAGTCTATTATTACAATCCGGATATATTATTCTACTTTAATTTTCATGACTGGGTTTCCTATAATGTTTGGAAGGAAATAAGTGAAGAGACCCTGACTAAAACTATAATATGGCTCGGTGATGATAGTTGGCGATACGAAGAAACAAGACCCATTTGGGAATTATTCAATACTATCATCACCACTGACAAAAATAAGCATAATCAGAGAACAGAGGAAGGATTTAACTCGGTCTTAAGTCAATGGGCTTGTAATCATTTACTCTATAGAAAATTAAACTTGTCGAAAATATACGATATATCCTTTGTGGGAAGATGTTACGGTGAAAGAAAAGAATTTATAGAACTATTAAGAGAACATAATATTGAAATTTTAACATTTGGCCAAGGTTGGGAAGGCAGTGGAAGGGTCTCACAGGCAGACATGATCAGGATATATAATCAAAGTAAAATTGTATTAAATATATCTAAAACTTCCAAAGGCGACAAAATACAAATAAAAGGAAGGGACTTTGAAGTACCCGGATGCGGGAGCTTATCTCTAACACAGGAATCAGAAGAGATAAAGGAATATTTTGAGCCAGATAATGAGATTGTGACTTATAAAGATATTGATGAAGCTATACAAAAAATAAAATATTATTTGAGTCATGAAAAAGAATTGAATGTCATAGCTGATAATGGCTATAGAAGAATATTAAAGGAGCATACCTATGAAAAAAGATTATTAGAAATACTTTAAGAACTATTATTGACATACAAACTATATTGTATTATAATTAATATGTATAATCTTTGAAAAAATAATAAAAAAAGTAGAGCACCTTAGAGTGCCATTTGATTGAGAATTAATTTTCTCGGTCGGTGGCACTCTTTTTTTTTGGAAAAATAAAAAATAAGAATATAAAGGAGATTTTTAAGATGGAAGAAGCGTTATTACTCAAAGTTAAGAAGGCATTAAAAGATGCCGGCTTATCCGAGGCGTTAGCGGAAAACATTGATATAACTGATGAGTCAGAAATTGAAGCGGAAATTAAAAAGTTAAAAGAGAAAAAGGAACTTACACCAGAACAGCTAACTGAGGCTCTTAAAAAGGCTGGACTGGAAGAAAGTTACAAAAAACATCTGCAGAGTGAAACCGACAAAAGAGTTACGCAGGCTATTGCTACCCATGATTTGAAATTGGCAAAAGAGAAAGAGGAAGCAGCAGCTAAAGCAAAAACAGAAGAAGAAAAAAAGAAAGGTCAAGCAAATATGAGCGAGACTGAAAAAACAATAGCCAACCTAACCGAACAAATTGGAAACTTAACCAATCTGGTCAAAGGCGTAACCGAATCGACTGTTAAGGCAAAAAGAGAGACTTTGATAAAAGACTCTTTAAAAAAAGCAGGCTTAAATGAAGGATTCTCTAAATATATTACAGTTGAAAAGGACGAGGATATTGAAGCAAGTGTCACAACCTTAAAGGACGAGGTTCTCGGATTGAAGCAAGCCGAAATTGATAAGAAACTAAAAGAAGCTGGTGGAGCACCTGCAAAAGGTGAACCGGCGGGATCTATAGCAGAAGAAGAAGCAAAAGAATTCGCAAAAGAAAGAAACGAAGGTTCCAAAGGACAGCCTTTTCAGGGGTTCGACGAGAAAGAAATTATAGAAGGCAAAGAAATTAAAAGTAAATAATAATTTAAATGAGGTGAATAAATAATGAGTTTACAAGTTTCAAAAGAAACAGGGGTTGTATATGACCCTGTATTTCTAAAAATATTAGAAGATATTCCCGGTGGAGTGACTTTAAAGACTAATAGATTCCCTACCACTACTAAGGAAATAAAAAAAGGAGCTATGTTAAATGCTTCTGCTTCCAGCGTGGGATTGTATAACTTAGTCAAGACAGCAAGAGTTATACATGCAGTTTTAAAAAGCACACTTGCAACCATAATGTACCTTGATCCCGATAATGAGTTTATAGTCGGTGAAGTAATAACTTATGGAGCTACAGCAAGTGCTCAAACTATTACAAAAATAACTAAAGGAGCGGTATCTGATCTTGTGGTTATTGCGAATTCCATGATATTAGCTATTGCAAGTGCGGGAGTATTATATGAGACAGCCAATAAATCTTCTGTAGCAAAGTATGATACTGACGCTATCCTAAGAAGTACTGTAAAAGTAAGGGACGATGAAGGGACTTTACTGGATAATATATTCGCAGGAGTTGTTGTAAGAGGTACGGTCGATGAATCAGAATTACCATATTTCGTAACTGATCAGCAAAAGACTGATTTAACAGCGAGAATAAGGTTTGCCTAAAAATAATTAATAATAAAACGAGGTGAAATAAATAATGGAATTTTCATTATTGTCAAAAGAATTAAATAAGAAGAATTTACAGTCTTATCTTAATGCAAGGATATATGATAAATTATATTGGCCTGCCTTTTTTCCTTTAAAATCCACACCATACTTAACATTCGAAACATTAATTGGCTCTAAAGGAAACAGAGTAGCTGCTGATGTAGTCGCTTATGATGTATCTGCACCACTGAAGACCAGAAAGACTGTAAGCAAGTTAAGTGGAGAGATTCCTTCTATCAGAATGAAAAAGAAAATGACAGAAACGGATTTGAATACCTATAATATCCTGAAGGCTATGGCTAAACCAGAGCAGAAGTCTTTACTGGATCTTGTCTTTGGAGATGTGGACGCCTGCGTGGAAGGTGCAAATGCCCGATTAGAATGGATGGTTTTCCAGGCACTATCAAAAGGATTGATAACTCTTTCCAAAACTACCAATGCAGGCGGAGTAATCACTGAAGAGGATATAGATTTTGGACTTCCTGCAGCCAATAAACAAGTCGCAGCCGTCTCATGGACTACTGCTGCTTACGCCACTACCACTCCTATTACTGATATCGAGACCGTTATGACTGCTGCCGGAGATCTCGGAATCAAACCAAGATATATCCTGATGAATAAATCTAAATGGTTAGCGTTTCGCGTATCCACTCAGGTTTTGGATTTTGTAGCCCCCTATGCGTTATATGGTGGGGTTAGGAAAAAGAGAGCTCCGAATTTATCAATTGCTAATGAAGCTCTTGCCAGTGAAGGATATCCGATGATTATAATAATAGATACCAGAATAAGTTATGAAGATGTAAATCATACGATAACTTCCGTCGATCCGTGGTTAGATGCTGCTGGAGCTGATCGGTTTGTAGTTTTCCTCGAGGATCTAAAATGTGGAGACATGTTACATGGTCCAATTGCAGAAGAGACTAATCCACCTAAGCAAGTAATCCAGGCTAAAAAGGGACCAATATTAATATCCAAATGGTCTGATGTTGACCCTGTGGCCGAATATACTAAAGGCGAATTAAATGCATTCCCAAGTTGGCCTACTATTGACAGAGTAATGAATCTTGACAGCGAAAGTACCACAACCTGGAATGCATAAAAGGAGTATGGTAGATGACCAATAAAGAAGCTCTACAATCATTAACAGAATATGAAAATGATAATTTGTTGGAGAAACTTCTTTTAGATAGAGGTCTTGCGACAGGGGGTACTTATGCGGCAGGTAACGCTAAGGCAATAGATTTAGCTGCCGCATCCCTCTATTTTACCCTTGCAGCACACCCCGACTTAAGAGAAGGGGCTTATTCAACAAAATACAATTCAGCGCAGTTGATTGTTATGGCAAAGCTTATCGAACAAAAATATGGTGAGGACGCAGCTACGGTTAATGGAGCAGCAATATGGTAATGAAGAGATATCCGCATACAGCAACTATAAGCTATTACGGTCCCGGGACTACTAATTCGCTTGGAATTTACACACCCGGGACTTTAGTAACAATAGGGATAGCCTGTAATATTCAACCTAACTCAACTAAATATATTATAGGGAAATCGGGAAATATGATCGGGTATAGCTATAATATTTACTCCGAAATGTTCGATGGAGTTGATGATGTACCCGCTGACTCAAAATTAACCTTTTTTAACAAAGAACATATGATATTACAATTGTTTCCATATCAAAAACATTTAGAAATTAAGGTATAATATGGGGCTTATTCCTGGCTTTTCTCAAGGTAGTGTAAATAACCGAATAGATAGATTTGTGTTGAGCATAGAGAAGAGAATTATATATTCACTTGCTATAGTAGGTGAGGCTTTTGTTAATACTGCCAGAAATACACAAACCTATCATGACCAGACGGGAAATTTAAGAAGCTCGATTGGTTATATTATTGCAAAAGATGGGGTAATTATTCAAGAAAATGTAGAAGGTAAAGCAGAAGGTAAGTCTAAAGCAAAAGAAGTGGCAAGAGAAGTATTAAGAGAAAATACTAAGGGGTTCGTATTGATTGGGGTTGCCGGCATGGAATATGCTTGTGCTGTCGAATCGAAAGGGTACGATGTAATTACTGGAAGTATACCAGAGGCAAAGGCGTTATTAAAGAAAAAAATGAAGGAATATAAATTGAGATGAAGACTACAATTGACATAAATGACATATTGTATCCCATAATTAATGTGCCCACCGTAAAGGCCACAATAGACGGTGGGGTATACAGGAATAAAAAGCCTTTAAACTCCGAGCTACAAGATATAGTAATTATTCCTTTAAGCAATTTTGTTGGTGAAGAAGTAATGAATGACGCTGTCTTTATGGTCAATTGCTTTTGCAAGAACTTTGCTAATGGCACGCCTGATATTACAAACTTACGTGCAATTGTAAATGCTGTAGTAGCCGTAATAGAAGCCTATAATAACACAAACAATTACTACATTTTTACTATTACAAATCAAATGTTATTACAGGATACTGAACAAATTTCAATGTCGTATGTAAACCTGCGTATAAATTGTTTAATAGAAAAGTAAATAAATTAAAAGAGGTGAATAAATAATGAGTAATGTTAGATTAGTAGGACTCACAAGTATTAAGATTGGAGATATAACCGCAACTAAGGCTATGGGGACCGGAGCTTCTATAGTAACTGTAAATGCTATTGTTCCCGATAGTGCCCATCTTATTTTCGAAGTACCCGGAATGACTGATTTGTACGTAGAGGAATCCGATATTCCTGATATCCAGATTTTAGGTACAAGTAAAAAAACCGTTGAATTTGCTACAAGGGATATGGGTACTATTATGTTGTTAGAGGCTTTTGGTGGACATGCGGCCACAACTGTATGGAGTGCTCCTGTAACTTCCTTGGTTATACAGGAAAGGTGTATAGAAGCAATATCTAAGAGTATTAATGGAAAATATCTGAAGATAGCAATTCCTAGGGCATCCGTTAAAAGTGGAGGAGATTTGCGATTCGCTAAAACCGAATCGGGTCAAATTACATTCTCTTGTGATATATTGATGCCTGCTTCCTCAATTGATATTTCTCCAATGGTAATTACGCAAGTAGTAGGATAACATAATTTTATTGCCCGTCCTGATATCGAAATATTTTAGGGCGGGTGTAAATTTTAAAAAGGAGGCAAAAATGCCAACAAAGAATAAAGTAAAAGCCAAAGTTTTAGGGAAAGTTAAAGAGAAAATAGAGGCTAAACCTGATAAAGAAATTAAGCAAGACGCCATAAATTCTATTTTAGAAAAAGGGGTAGATTTCACTATTACAGTCCAGAAGAAAAATATATTTCATAAATTGAATCTAATCCCCACAGAAAGAAAATTTATTATCTACCCTATTAAGATGGGGACATTATTAAAGATTAGCAAAATCTTATTAGATTTAGACACTGAGGAATTAATAGGGGTTATGAAGACAGGGGAAAAAGAAGTTAATATATTAGATTTAGGGGCAAAAAATATAGTCAAGAATAAAGACAAATTAGTTAAGATGATTGCCTATGGGATTGTTAATAGCGAAAAAGAACCACCTAAGGACTTGATTAAATTCCTGAACGAAAACTTAACGACAAAGGAGGGGTTGAAACTGATGACACTCGTTGTTCAACAAATGGATGTTTCCCCTTTTTTGGCGTCTTTGGCCAGCCTGAAGGGAATGAATCTGCTGGCGAAGAAGGAAACCTAAATCCGTGGAGAGTAATTGGTGGAGCAATGCACTATTTTCCTGAAATGTCTATGAGGGATATTCTTTGGAATTATAGTTATACAAATCTGGTAATGCTGATGACTAGTATTCCCAGTTATAAACCCGGAGATGACAAAAAGAAAAAGGCGAAAGATTTAGAGATAAAAGATATAAATGAAATAAAAGGATTATTTTGAAAATAAAAGGGGGATTTATGAATAGAGAAATAAAAAAGGTAGTAGTGAAATTTTTAGCTAATTGGAAGAAAAAAAATTGGGCTAAAATGGCGAGATACACACAATTAACCTGGAGAAGTAACCACTGGAATAATGTTAAGTGGTTAGAAAGTTGGTTTTGGAAAAAAGATTTAAAGAAATGGAAAATAACCGATATCAAAATTGTAGGCGACGCTTGCAAAGATGTTTATATTGAGATTGATTATGGAGAGGGAATAAAAGAAATAAAGGCGAGAGTTATTTGTGAAACCGCACCCTATAAAGCAGATATAGAAGGTACATGGGGAATTAATCCAATAAGCTGTTTAAAGGAGAAATAATTGAATAAATTTAAATTATCAATTGCTATAATTTGCAAGAATGAGGAAGCCAACTTACAACGCTGTTTAGACTCATTTTTGCCTATTATTATGATGAAAGATGACAAAACATTAGAGCCACTAACGGAATTAATAATTCTTGATACTGGGTCAACTGATAGAACGGTTCAAGTAGCCAGAAAGTTTACCGATAAAGTATACGAAAAAGAATTTATTCCCTGGGATTTTAGTAAAGCCCGTAATTATGGCATTAAAAAGGCTACAGGGGATAAGATTCTTATTATTGATGCAGACGAGGAACTGAAACAGGAGTGTTTATACTCTTTAGAAGATATAATATTGAATCCTAAATATAAAGAGCCGACAGTCTTTATGAAATTATATAACTATTATAGCCGGGATTTGCAGCAATATGCGGAAATGTTACAGCCCCGGCTATTTAAAAATGATAGTGAGTTTTGCTATGAGCAGTCCGTGCATAATAAACCAAAATGTAAAGCTCCATATCTTTTTGCTCCCCATATAATATTGAATCATTATGGCTATCTTTTCCAGGGAGAGAAGGGTGAAAATCTATTAAAAAAGAAAAGCGAAAGAAGTCTCCCAATGCTCCAAAAAGAATATAAAGAACATCCGGATAATCTACATAACTTAACACATCTTATTAAGACTTATTATGTTGTTCAGGACTTAGAAAATACAATTAAGTATGGCGAAATATGGATAAAAATAATGAGAAAGCAGGATTATAATGAGGGCTGGAATGCCTTCCTTGAAGTATTTGTTAATATGGTAGGGTCATATTTAGCCCTTGATGACATCAAAAATGCGGAAAGGGTAGAAAGGGAAGCCTGCCATTATTCGAGTAGAATCCCAGCATTATATTTAATGCTCGGTAATTACTGGACTGGCAAGGATAACGAAAAGGCTAAAGAGTATTTTGAAACCGCACTAAATATATGTGAAACGAAGGGTTCTTTATATGAGAGTCTATTAGTCAATAATACAAGAATTGTGCTACCTGAAATTCTCAATTGGTTGGCTTTATATGAATTTGAAAAAAAGGAATACAAAAAAGCAGGGGATTATTTGAATCAGGGAATTAAATTAAATAAAGGACGCTTACCTCTAAGATGGGATATTTTTAATCAAGAAAATGCAAGTAAAAATTTAATCGGAGTAAAATAACATGGCTTTAAATGTAAGTGGATCAGATTCACTTTATTGGAAAACTGGCATAAATAATGCGGGACTCTTAGCTGGTTCTACTCAGGCCAAAGGTATCTTAGCTGGTCTTTCTAAATCCATAACACGTATGGACGTTTTCGCAGGGCTCGCCATAGGATCTGCTCTTGTCTTTGCAAAAATATCTAAACAAGCCTACAATTTCTCTAGAGAATTCGAAACTGCGATGAAGGAAGTCCAGACTATAAGTAAGGCTGTTCAAAATGACTTCAAAGGGATCTCTCAAGAAATTGTTGATATGTCAAAGACCGTCCCCGATAGTGCCCAAAAATTAACGAAAGCATTATATCAAATCGTTTCTGCTGGCTATGATGGAGCAGAAGCTATGGATATATTAAAGACTTCCGCTGAGCTTGCCGTAGCTGGTGTAACCGATACTTTTACCGCTGCCGATTCCCTGACCTATGTCATGAATGCCTACGGAGAAGCCGCTGGAACTGCTTCTGAAATTTCCGATAAATTATTTACCATAGTCAAATTAGGTAAAGTAAGAATGGAAGAGTTGGGCCCAACCCTCTCTATGGTAACAGGACTTGCCGCTGAAGCTGGAATGAGTTTTAATGATCTCGGTGCTTTTTATGCTGAGGCGGTCAAGAAAATACAACCTCATATTGTTTCTACCGGTATAAGAGGATTTGTTACTGCCTTGCTTCGTGCAAGCAAGGAAGGTAGTGAAGCAGCCAAAGCAGCCAAAGAAATGGGGATTGAATTTGATGTAGCTACGTTAAAATCAAAAGGTCTTGAATACATGTTAAAGCAAATGTCAGAAGCAACCGAAGGCCAAAAAGAAAAATTAATGGAATTATTTCCTAATGTGCGTGGACTTATCGGATTGCT